TCCCCCGATTTCTCGGAGGTTTGCTCGAGCTTGTTTTCGACAAGCGTACTGGTGTGTTACTCGATGACCCGAATATCAATGCTATATCCGGACTCTATCAACTGCTTGCCATGTTTGGCAAGATAGAGTTGGACTGCACTGATAAGCGAGTCAAAGCCGCTTACGCGTCTTATATCGAGTGTGAGTTGGGTGTCAGGAAGAGCGACAGCGCATACGTGGAGGAAGCCCGAAAGAGCTTCATCCAAACGAGCGCTATGCTCTTTAGTGGGGTATTTAACGAAGTCGTAGCGGTAATTGACCGTGGCGACCTCGTCCCACATCACGGGCCGGGTGCCACTGCTGAAAAGGTTTCTTCTAACAAGAAGTATACTTTGATGCATTGGAACTCCCGTCTCGAGGCTACATTTCCCCATATGGAGTATATGTATCCTAACTATTTGGCTGCACTTGATGAGCCATTTGGTTTGATTGACATCCGCGAACCCGGAGCAGAATTACCCGTAAGGGTAATACATGTTCCTAAAACGCTGAAAACACCAAGAATCATTGGCATCGAGCCTACGCATATGCAGTATATGCAACAGGCGCTTAAAGATGCCCTGGTTCCCAGATTAGAGACCGACCGATTGGTCGGTCCTATGATCGGATTCACCAACCAGCTCCCTAACCAGGAGATGGCGCGAAAGGGTTCATATGATGGTTCCCTTGCTACACTCGATTTGAGTGAAGCGTCCGATCGTGTTTCCAATCAGCATGTACTCTCCCTTTTTGCCCCATGGCCGTCTCTTAGTGAGGCGGTCCAGGCAACGAGGTCGAGGAAGGCTGATGTACCTGGCTATGGCGTAATTCGCTTAGCCAAGTTCGCGTCGATGGGTTCAGCTCTCTGCTTTCCCGTAGAGGCAATGGTCTTTTTGACCATTGTTATCATGGGGATAAGCAGGTCGCTTAACACACCAGTGTCCGAAAAGCTCATTAAGAGCCTTCACGGACGGGTACGCGTTTACGGGGATGATATTATCGTTCCCCGTGAACACGCGGAAGCCGTTGCTACAACCTTGGAACTTTTGGGTTACAAGGTGAACACCACGAAATCCTTCTGGACTGGGAAGTTCAGGGAATCTTGTGGTGGGGATTT